TCCAGAAATGTAGAGAACATTTTGATTATTAATAACAATATCAAAAAACCCCATTGGAACAGTTTTCCCCAAAGCCCAAAAAACAAATATTCCTTTTTGACAAGATAAAATACTTCGCGAATCGAAATCAAAGTTCTCTGAAAAAACAAAAACCCTCATATCATCTCCACAACGCTGTTTAATACCTTCATTTACAACATTCATTAATAAACCCATTGAAGAACGCCCTCTTCCATAACAATAAGACCATAATAAGCGGACCCTCGAACTAAATCCAGAACATTCAGATACATCAACGCAAATAGGAACAGACCCCCCTAAGAGAATCCTTCCAGAACCCATCTTTTCAGCAATCAAACATGCAAATCCTAAGGCGTTATATAATCCCCCATCGGAAATTCCCAAATCGAGATCAACAACAGCAATACCTTTATGACTACCTTCAGGAAATGTTCTCAATAATTTGCGCCATTCATAATCGATCCAATCATCCCCTATCCCTACTCCTTCAATAACAGCCCGAACATACTGACCAATCTCCAAAGAGGGCATAGAAGAACGAACAAACCCATTATTACAACTAACAGGAACCGCCCGAATAATTTGCGAGAACCTAGAACCATAACCATAAAGAGGAATTTTAGAACATTGTTCAACAAGTATTTGTCTATATTTCTTCTTTAGGACACTTGAAGCAACCCGACACTTAAACCAGTCTCGAACAAATAATTCAAATAATTCTGGATATTTAGATTCACGCGGGATCCATTTGGCAACATTCGACAAAGACGCCCCAGAGCAATGACCCGAGTAATCCCCAGAGCAATCAATAGATAATTGCCTATTAGCAATCCGGATAACAACCGATACTAATGGGTCATAAAGACCATATGGAGATATTTTTTCCATAAATAAACAAAATTTCTTAACATCACACCAAGAACCTACCATACATCCAGTGTCTTCATCAACTGAAAAAAATAAATGAAGGGATTTAATAGCCAATATGGGAAATACTTGATACAATGCATATATCATTCTATAGGACAAATCCCGTTTCCCCCTTCCAAAATAAATATCTCGCCAGTCAGAAATCGCCATAAAAAATGTTCTCACTGAACCGATTAATAAATTCTTTTTCAATGAACGTAATAAGAGAACCATTCTATCAATATCGCCCGAATGAATAGCATATAATAAATCCGAATCCATCATTGAACCATTATTATTCGAATATTCTTTATGACAATCCAAAGATAATCCCATGTCACTATCACAAATTTCCATCTACAAAGACATATAACAAACCGTTTATATGTCTTTTTATTTTTCTAATAGAGAACTAACCATTTTTCTAGTTCCTCTAAGAGAACTTTTCATCAAACGTTTCATAGATTTTCTCTTTTTATCAACATAATCAACAGCGTCTAATCTGACTTTTTTAGTAATTCTATGAGAACCATTTTCCCCATTTTTTAAAATGGATCTAACAGGGTTCTCAGCTTCTTTAAAAAAGAAAAATAAAGAATTCAAATCGTGGAAAATAAAAATCGACGGGTCGACCAAAACAGGATCAAAAATAGGCAAGGATTTCATAAATCTACCAATATCATCTTCTTTAATAAACCCCTCTAATTCATGGGGTTCTAACGGAACATGAAAAGCCAATAAATCCATAAACTTGTATTTAACAACTACATCTGGCCGATGCCGACGTGTCTGAATAATATGTAATAATTTTTCTTTAGAAATACTTCCACAATCGTCTTCATCGTCATCTTCGTCGTAAATATCAATATAATCCTTTATGATTTTTTCAATGACCATATGACGGTCCATATAAACAAAAAACAAAACAACTTCATTCATATGCTCTCTTTCATAGACATCTCGAAACTTCTCATTTTCAATCCAAGAAGTATCTAAATCTTCTGACAATTCAGGTTCTACTTCTTCAAGCCCTGGAGAACTTTCCATTATAAAATCGGCCCAATTATATTTATTAATACAAACTCAAACAACATAAAGAATATTCTTTATGACAATATGTCTCAAAACAGCATATAAAAATTTAATTAAAATTAATTTGGGTTAATGAATTCAGTTTATTCTATATACTTGAGACAGGATTATCAAATGGGTCACGGGATCCATTTGATATATTTTCAATAACATTTACTTTTTGACATAGAAAGCATCACCCCATCCAGCATTACCACACCAAGCAGTTTCTACACGTACAAACCCAAACTGTGATAAATATTCATCGATTTCTGTAACCAATCCACAATCCTTATAAACATAGTCTGAATTCACTTCAGTATAAATATAGTTTATAGAAGACAAATAAGACTCCATACCCCGTAATGCTTTTAATTCAACTCCCTGAATATCTAAATTAACAAAATTAAAAGGGATAGAATAATGAATCAAAATATCCGATAAAGGTCGGGTCTCAGCTTTAAATTCGCCGACATATTGAACATGTGGATGATGAACCAAATGTGTTCCGAAATCTAAAAAAGAAGAAGACTGACCATTATTCGAACGATGAAACGTAACCGTCTCTACACAATCACTGACAACAGCGTGTTCAATAAGAATCCCTGGAAATCTAGACTTACAAAAATCGACTTTATCTGACAAAGCCTCAACCCATAACATCTTGTCTCTTGCCAAATATTTGTCATAACCCTCTAACTCTTCACATTCGTGAGCACCTACATGAAGGATACCAGTAAAATGGATATTATACTTTTGAACAATATAATCCAATGGGATCAACATAATAATATTTAACAAAACAATTCTATAAATCGTTTTTCACAAACATCTAATGATAATTCCTTTATGACAAATTCACGTGGCGTATAATATTTTAATCTAGATAAAAATACAATAAATTTTTCACAAAGCTCTTCCCATGAATAAACGACTTCTCCACACATAGGGTTCCAATATGGAATAGTGGTCGCGAATATATCTGGATAAAAAGAACCCGTTTCTTGATTTAATGAAACAACATTCAATACAAATAAAGGGACATTCATAGAAAGTGCTTCTTGAAGAGCAAATCCCTGACTTTCATGAGCACCTAACCAAATACCATATTTACACCTTTGTAAATAATCCAAATACTCGCACTCTGAATAAGACCCATATACAAAAACTCTATATGAAATCCCCATCCGATCTAATAAATCTTGTAAGTAATTTAATTCCTCTGGATGTCTTCTCTTATAATAAATAAATACTTCTTCTTTTTGACAATCAACTGGTGAAAACAAGTCAGTATCTACTCCAAATGGTAATGACTTGATAACCATATCATTACAAAAATGAAACGATTTCCAAAGATCGACTACCCATTGACTAGGCTGGACGTATATACTATTTGGACCTTTAATACCGGTTATTCTATATTCTTCTGGAAAAACCGAAAAATGAGGGCCGAATATAAATTTCACTTCTGGATATAAAGAAACATCTATATCCACTCCTGGACTAAATACCACATGATATAATGATAAGTCAATAGAATCATTTATTCCATCCACCCGGTCTACAGATATATTTTTATATTTCAAAACAGCATTTTCATTTTTATGATGTAGAGTGCCTACTAATAATACTTTATATACCATATATATATTATAAGATAGAATTATATTTATATAAAACCATATATTATATATAAATAAATGAATAATTTAGTGTTAATAACATCTATAATCGATACACCAAATAAACCATTATCATATACACAATGTCGTAGTGTTTTTTCAAAACAAGAACGATTTGAACAAACGAAACAAACTATAAATTCTATAAAAAAATACATTCCAAATTCTATAATTGTTTTAGTAGAGTACTCTCTTTTATCAAAAGAAGAAGAAAATTATTTTTTAGAGAATGTAAACTATTTTATAAATATACATGATATTTCAAATGAAATTATAAAAAATGATCTACATTCAGAATTTAAAGCGAGATGTGAAGGAACAATGACAACATTTGCATTAAATTATATAATTACGAATAATATTCAATTTGATATGTTTTATAAAATAAGTGGTCGTTATTGGCTAACGGATAAATTTGATTATAATATATTTAAAGAACCAATTTCAGTTATTCATTTAATAGATAATAATATTATGAACGCATTTACATGTGTATATAAATTAACAAAACCACATTTATTATTATGGTTATATTTTTTACAAAATACAGCTTCTGTATTATATAATAATCATGGATTTGAAAATATTTTTGCTATATATATTCAATCCATTAATAATATAAAATTTATAAATAAAGTGGGTGTTTCTGGATATGTTTCTATTTGTGGAACATACATAGATATGTAAAAAAGAATAAAAAAAATATGAATATTAATATAAATGAAAATATTAATATTTGGTGCAAATGGAATGCTTGGTAATTATGTAATGGATATAGTTGATGGAGTAAAAATTCCAATAACACGAACAGAATATGATATTGAAAAAAAAGATTGGGTTTTATTAAAAAATATATTGAAACAACATAATCCAGATATAGTAGTAAATTGTGCAGGATTAATACCTCAACGTGCACAATCAGATGGACCGAATAATGAAAAATATTTTATCATAAATGGGTTATTTCCAAATATTTTGAGTATTTATTGTAATGAACTTAATATAAAATTTATACACATAACAACAGACTGTGTATTTTCTGGTAAAAAGGGATTATATACAGAAGAGGATATTCATGATGAAACTAATATGTATGGACTTTCAAAATCATTTGGAGAACCATTAAACACTACAATAATAAGAACATCGATTATCGGACATGAAATTCAAAATAAAAAATCATTATTAGAATGGGTAATAAGTCAAAAAAATAAAAAAATAAATGGATTTTCGAATCATTATTGGAATGGGTTAACTTGTCTGCAATTATCACATATAATTAATAAAATTATAAATAATAATATGTTCTGGATAGGTGTGAGACATATAACCAGTCCAAATATTGTCTCAAAATATGAATTAGTAAAAATAATAAACGATATATATGATTTAAATTTATCAATAACTGACGACAAAACAAGTCCAAATACAGATAAATCATTATTGTCTATTTACCAACCATTATTTACAATACCAGATATACATATTCAAATCAAAGAACTTTATAATAAATTCAATGAAACCAAATAATTATTTAACTCATCTTTAGAAAGTGGATTTAAATGACTGTTATAATCAAGCATATCTGTATTTATAATATCCGGATATTTCAACACACTTTTAATTGCGCTATATTCACCAGTTTCATTTTTAATTAATCTTGTGGATTGTTGTTCATTAATTAAAGATTCAACCAATTTTTCACCACTACGTAATCCAGTAATATGAATAGGTTTATTATATTTTTCTTGAAATAACTCCATCAAATCTTTTACTTTCATAGATATTAATTTTGGTATAATAGTATCTCCACTTTCACCATTTAAAATCGCATATTCTATAAGATCTACACTTTGAGAAAGAGTCATAACAAATCTTGTCATATTTTCATTTGTTAATTTAAAACTAAGGGTCAAAGGGTCATTGCCGATTTTGTGCAATAATGGAATAATACTACCTCTCGAATTCAAAACATTTCCATAACGAACATTAATAAAACGAATAGTTGGTATATAAAATGCTTTTTCAACTATGATATTCTCAGACATTGCTTTACATAATCCATAATGATTTATAGGACTACATGCCTTATCTGAACTGACAAAAATAACTGTTTCCAAATTGGTTAATACAGTTTGGTTTAATTCAATCACTTCTGAAATATATTTTGTTCCAAGAACATTTGTTTTTAAACTTTCACTAGTATTTAATTCACATTGGTCAATATGTTTCATTGCCGATGCAATTATAATAATATCAGGTCTAACTCTCAATATAGCTGAACCGACAATATCCTTATCAGCAACATTACCAATAATAAACTTTATATTTGAATGTTGTTGAAAAAATAATTTCATTTCCCAGTGTTTACATTCATCACGAGAAAAATTATATATAATATTATTTGTATGATATCGAGTGTTCAATTCATACCCAAGCGACCCAGTTCCACCAAATATCAAAATTACCTTATTCGAAATAGTCATTTTATTAAATAATGATCAAAATATTTAAATATATTTAATAAACATATATATATTTCTTTATGACAGAAGAAGTTACTCTTTTTATAACATCTTTCAATAGACCCGATTTGTTAAAAATTACACTTGAAAGTTTTTTAAAATATAACACTTATCCTATAAAAGAATCAATTATTATAGACGATTCTGGTATAGAAAATGTAAATGATTTTGTTTATGATATTCTACCATTTCCTTGTAAATTAATATATAATCCTATAAGAATAGGACAAATGAAATCAATTGAAAAAGGTATTCAGTTTATTACAACACCGTACACATTTCATTGTGAAGAAGACTGGGAGTTTTATGATTATGGTTTTATTGAAAAATCTTTCGAAATTTTAAAAAAAAATAATAAAATAACATCCGTATGGTTAAGAAGTCATAATGAAATCAAATTGATGTATAATATTCCTATATTAAGAGTTCCTAACGAAAATTATTATATAACTGGCCCGAATATAGGAAATTTTTCATGGAACCCAGGATTGAAAACAACCGAAATTCAAAAGGCTTATACACCATATCCGGAAAATTTTTGTGAAGGTAAACTATCAGAAGCATTCCGTGGTATTGGTTTTACTGGTGCAATGACTGATAATATACATGGATATGTAAGACATATTGGTTGGAATAGACATATTTATTGAAATATATCCTATTAGAAAGGAAAACTATATTTATTATAAGTATGAAAATACAAATATTTCATTATAGACATGATTATCTTCCATTTTGTCTATATATAGAATCCATAAAATCAATCATTTACGAAAATATAACACAATATATAGAAGTAATATCGGATTGTTCTCAAATTTATGATGAAATAAATACCATTTTCATTATGTTTATGATTGACTTACAAAATAATATACACCATATAAATGAACTAAAAAATATTAAAACTATAATTTTTATAAACACTGAACATTATACCAACGCATATTTACACATTAATTTAAATATAATAAACTCACCAAAATATCATATATGGGATTTTAGTCCGAGAAACATTTCAGCATTTAATACTTATTATCCATATATTCAAACCCATTATTTACCTTTATTATATAATACATTTTTGACAAATTATTATAATTCTCAAATAACCCAAAAAATAAATTATTCGTCAAAAACAATCGATATATTGTTCTTTGGGACAATGAACGAACGTAGACGAAATATCTTAAATAAATTACAATATAAATATGTTGTAAAAATAATATCAATTGAAGACCGATTAACAGATAGTCAATTATTTGATTTTATTGAAAACAGTAAGCTAGTATTGAATATATTTTATTATGAAGAATTTGTATTTGACTATTATCGAAGCGCTATCTTAATAGCCAATAAAATAAATACCATTTACGAAACCCCACACAATATTGACACAAACATCGAGACAAATTTATTGAATTGGGAAACAAATATACAACATTCTAATTATGATAATTTAATATCTTCTGTAGATAATATCTTAAAAAAATCCGAAATCGATATTCAAACCATATCTCAAAACACATATAATTGGTTCTCAACCAATGATATGAAAACATATATAATAGAATTTATGAATAATATCTTGAAATAATATCATTAACATATTCTTTAAGACAATTTACATTCATATATTTTCGAACGATATAATTCTGTCTATCTAAACATTTTTGATATAACGCGTCGTCAGAATTCATCAAGTTGATTTTATTAAATAAATCATTTTCATCATCAAAATATGTTTCTTCACAAAAATTTTCTTCAAAATTCCAAGTCAAATTAGAACGTTGTGCAATTCTCAACGAACCGCATGATAATATTTCAAATGTTCTCACATTTGGATCACCAACACCTAATAAATCCAAACAATATTTCGACCGTTTCATTTCATTAATATATTGGTCATGAGGTAAACGAAATGATTGTAAATAATTACCTAAGCGAGTGTGTATTTTATAAAAGATATCGAGACGATTTCTTTCTATTTTATAAACAGGGTCAATGTGATGTATTAGCGAACCAGAAAAAAACAATCTATCTATTATATAATTTGAACGAATTTCCTTATTATTTGTAAAATTATGTAACATATCTATATTACATTGATATCCAAAAATAATATATGGGAAAGGATATACATTTTTTTTATAAGATTTATTTTTATTTATATATCTCTTGAAAAATAATATATTTTTTTCAGTAATTATAGATGAAACATTATTGAATTCAAAAATATCATTCGGATCATAATCATAATCATAATTATCAAAAATAACAACCTTTTTAAAATTGTTTTTTTGTATAAGGTCAATAATTTTATTAAAATAATTACCAGTATATTCTTTATAATAAATATTAGATTGACCATTAATTACAAATTCGCAAGAATCGTATAGGGGTGAAATAATAAATAATGTATCATAATTATCAGTATTAATAGTGTGTTCTTGAAATATTAAAGGTAAATAATTATATTTTTGATATAATTGTGGGCGAGAAATTTCTTCATTAAAAATAAAATAATCAGCCTCTTGAAATAATATTTTTAATCCAGGGTCTTGATTCAAAAAATCTAATATAGCAATCATATATATATACCTACAATATATATATATATATATAATTATATATATAATTCATATGAAATATTACGTAATAAGTGGTATTGATAAAACTCGTAGACCCAGATTAGAAAATCAATTTATAATAAATAATGTTGATTTATCTAATGTAAATTGGATATTATATCCAAATAGAGATGAAATTACTCAATCATTATACGATAAAATTATAATACATGGAGTTTCTTTATCTTGTAAAATGAACATTCATCATACACAACTAAGATTAGGTCAAATATCTTGTACATATAAGCATTACTTGGCTTTACACCTTTGCACATTTAAAACGCCGACTTTTTAAATGTGTTATTTATAATTCTTTAATTTTCTTGTTCTGTTTGATGGTTTCCTTATAAATCCTATTGGTCGTTTATATGTTCCTCTAATAATATTTTTATATTTTTCTTTTGGTATTTCTCTTACTACTTTCTCTATATTTTTCTTTAATTCTTCATATTTTAATCCTTCTAATTTTTGTAATCTTGATTTCAACATACTAAAGAAGTTTTCTATGGAAT